AGGAAAAGGCAGGGGGAAAGAGATAAGCGCAGTCAGATCGTCGAGGCTTCCTGGAACGTAGCCCCATTGAAGGACTATTCCACCTAACCAGGATGGAAACGATACGTAGCCATTAGTGGTGAGACTTACAGAAAACCCGAGCCGCAATTTTTTGGGCGTGGCGATAGTGGTGTCATCAATGCCTGCATCCATTTGCGCAGAGGTGGCAACTTTGGCAGTGCCTTGGCTGGTCTCTGTGGCCTGGGATGCAAGAGAGGCAATTGCAGCGATATCGATGTTTCCCTGATTAATAGGGCTGTTCCATGCCTTGATACACCACATCACCGCCAAGTTACGGCCGCGAGTCTCAGTCGATGTTCGCACCGAACGCGAAGCATCAAAGTTAAGGCTTGCGCCCATCTGCACGGTCGAAGCGTCGTTAATTCCGGAAGCGGTTCTGTACGTGACGCCGAATGCGCCTGTTGCTGTCAGATTTCCCTCGCCTAGAAATTGATACGCTGCGGCGGGGTCTGCTGCAACATTGCCGACAATGTTCTGCAGGGTATCGCTCTGATAGCTACCAACCCCTCGCCCGGCATCCACCCCACGCCCATGATCCCACCCACGCAAAAACTCCCCACGAGTCTCCGGCAGCCGGAAGCTCCCAGCCCCCTCATCGCCCTTGTTAAAAGCCCCACCCAGAAACGCAGCTAAATCTGGGTAAACGGTCGCGCTTTTAACGCTGCCATCAATCTCCAGAAAACCAGGTGGAATTTCATTCACTGGAAACGCAAGTATTGCGCCCACTGGCAACGCCGAAGCCTTGGCAATCAACCCCTCAATCTCAGTTTTCGAATACGTCCCCTGCTTCAGGTAATCCATCACCCAAGCCCGAGTCGCCTTCACCACCGTGTCATCGATCAACAACGTCACAATCGACGCATTACTTGTCTCGAAAATCGAGCGGATATAAAACTCTTTCCCCGAGCCCGACGTTGCCAACACCGGCTTATACGATTCCGGGTACTTCACGATGGCATACAAGATCCCGGTGTCCGTCCATAGCCCGGCCTCCCGCACATACCAGCCACCCACATCCGAAGGAATGGTGACTTCGGCCATCAACCAACTGGCATTCTTCTCATCTTGAAACAGCGCATTCAGCGGCCCACGCCAGACTTCGCGCTTGAGTGCCTTGGCGCTGGCGTCCGGGTTGTACACCGCGCCATTGCCGTCACCGACGGAAATGTGTGCGAGTTTGATCGGTACGCCTGCGGCCTTGCAGGCGGTTTCGTAGGCGATCCCCGCGTCGGTGAGCAGGGTGTAATAGTCAGCCATTTAGTGCTCCTGTGGATAAAGGGTGGTGGTTTCGACGCTGTAGAGAGCAGCCGCCAAAAACGCGCGGCCCGTGGCTTCAACGCCGGCCAGCACGTTGGGGTAGATCGTGGTGAATTCGCCGCACAACGTGGCGGCGCCGATGCTGTGGCGGCCGGTGGCGCTAAGCCCTACGGAAATCGACAGGATGTCGCGCTCGCTTTTGGCGTCGGCCAGGCGGTGGTCGAGTCGGGCATCAACCGTTTCGCTGTAGGGCAATTCGGTCCAGGCCCGCACGGCAAAGCTATAGGGCACGCCCGGCGGTGTTTGCTCGTACCAGGCCCGCACGTCGGGGCTCAGTTGCAGGCCCTTGGCGGCGTTTTCCAAGGCCTGGCGCGTACCGGCCTGGCGCGCGGTGGGCCAGGCGAGTTTGACCGTCAGGCGTTTTTCGGCCTCGGGGGCGCTAGTGCTCCATTCGCTGACGGCGCGGTCCGCCGCGAGGTAGGGCAAGAACGCCGCAGGTGTGCGGTCTGGGTCCATCAACTCGGGAAACGGCGGCATGACGCGTTCAAGCAAGTGGCCGAAGCCCAGGTCCAGGGCCTTTTCCAGCGGTGAGCTGTTGGCGGGTAACAGACTTGTCTTGGGCTCACTCATAGCGTGCGCACCTCCACCTCGACACCCGTGCAGTACGGGGCCTGGAACGCCGAGCAGATAATCGGCGCCAGCGGTTCAAGGATTTGCAATTGCGCAGCGCCGGCACTGTGGATGGCGTAGTCGATCCAGCTCGGGTCCACCCGGCCCTCCAGGCGATGGCAGGAGTCCGCGTAGGTTTGCAGCAGCTGCTGCGCGGCCACTTGGGTCAGGCCCGAATCCGGACCTGCGTTGATCTTGGCCACCACGCGGATTTTGTAGTGCTGGATCTGCGCACTCTGGACGCTGACCAGATCGGTTTCGGGTCGTACATCGGGGCGTGCGAAATGTCGCCGCACACCGTCAAGCAAATCGGCAGATGCACGGCCGTCACCGTCCCTCGCAAGCACCGTGACCATCACCTCGCCAGGGGCGGAGCGGCGTCCGTTGCCATCCTTGACCTGGGCCGCGTAGCCGTCCGGAGCAAAGGTATAGCTGACGCTGACCACGCCAGGCGTTGCGCTTTGCACCTTGACCGACGGCCGCTCGCCCAGGGTGAACACCTCGCGGCGGTACTGCATGCGCGACCCCGCAGCCGGGGCGTGGGGGGCCAGGTAATAACGCAGGCGGGCGTCTTCGTCGCGCTCCAGAATCGGCGGTACCGGCGGGAAGGCGGCCGGGTCGCCGGGGTCAAGTACCTGGCGCTCCAGGCCCATATCCGCCAGGCGTGCATCCAGGTTGCTACCGGTGGCCCACCACGCCAGCATCTGCTTGATGCGCGCATTGTATTTGCGCTCGTGGGTTTGCAGGCGCACACAAAACGCCTCAAGGGCCAGGGTCAGCAGCTCACTTTCATTCTCCAGGCTGACCTTGAGTTTGGCCGCGCTGTGCGGCGCACGGGTGGCGACGTAATCGACGACAAATGCCTTGAACTCCGCCAGTAAAGGCTCGAACGCATCCACCGCGATAATCGCCGGCTCCGCCAGTTGGTTCTGGCCTGGGATCAGCATGCTCATGTCGCGACCTCGAAGGATTGTTGGCGGTTTTTCCAGGTGCCGGCAAAACGCAGCAACACACCGGCACCCTGGCGGGTGGCGACGATGACCTGGGGCTGAAAGTCGGTGATGCCGTTCTGCGCGTTGTAGAACGCTTGGGCGGCGTGGCTTTGGGCGAGGATCAAAAGGTCGTCGCCCAGGTTTTGACCGAGCAGTTGTGGGATCAGCGAGCCGTATAACGGACGCTTCTGGCGAGTACCCACGGGGGTGGTCAGCGCTCGGGTGGCACGCTGTACAAACTGCAGCCAGTCATCGACGGCTGCCCCGGTATTCCTATCGATTCCGATCATGGCAAATCCTTATGCGCTGCTGATCACACGGCCTTGGTGGTCCACCACCGGGCCGCTCAAATGCACCCCGGCGGCATCCAGCACAATGCCGGTGGCGCCAAGTTGCAGGGTGATGCTGTCTGCCGTGAGCACCAGCGTGGCCGTGCCGACAGTGACGTTTATCTGCTCACGAGAGCCGCAGGCGCTGGTCGGCCCGTTGCTCCAGTTGAGCGTGTGACTGACATCGTCATAGTCACTTTGAGTGCCGTCCTGATAGCGACGCCGGGTCAGCGAAGCCACGTTGGAAACCGACGGAAACTGACTGCTGTTGAGGCCGAACAAGGCAACGGACTGCGCGCCCCCTTCCCCGCCGCCATAGTTGAGCAGCAGGCATTGCTCGCCCACCGAGGGAATGCGGGTTTCAGTCTGTGCACCCGCACTGGGGTTGAAGAAACGGATGGCCGGGCTTAGCAAGTCGCCATGCCTGACCTTGCAGGTGGCGCTGGCAGCGTCGACCTCCTGGCATACACCGATCCGACAGAAACTCTCTGCACGTCGATACAGGTCTTCGAGCTGGGCTTCCATTTCTGCCAGGCGCTCGACAATCGGCCCCAGTTGCAGGCGTAGTAATGCGTCGAACATGGACTACTCCTGTAAAGGACGATATTGGTCCGGGTCGTTGATGTCCGAGACCTCCCAGGTGCGCGCAAACAGCGGCTGGCCTGTGGGGTCTTCGAGTAGTGGCGGGCCGATATAGAGGTTTTGGATGAAGGATACGGTCCAGGTGTCGTAGTCCGTTTCTGCGCTGGTCAGTACGCCAGGCGCCGCGACGATCGCGGTGGGCACGTCGCACTGATCCGGCGGCAAGCCCCAACGGTTGTCCACGGCCAGGTCCATCAGTTGGCTGGCAAGGTCGCAGGCGTCAAACGGCGCTGCCCCGCTGGCGACCAGGGCCTTGAGCGAGACTGACAAGGCATGTGCCTTGCGCCCTTCAAAGGACCGAGCGCCGGGGCCATTGCGCTCGATGCTGATAAGCACGCCGCTTTGAGCGCCAGCACCGGTAACGTCCTGGTAATTGCCTACATGCAATTGTGGGAAAGCACTCTTGAGCGCCTCCCCGATCGCAAAGGGCAGTTGGGAGGGTTTTTCGATAGGTGTCATGTTGTTGCGTCCTTGCAGCGGTTACTGCTGATCCGGGCGGTTGACGCCAATGCGCTTGGCCGCCCAACGTTCATAAAGGCCGATGGCGACATCCGCGCCGGCCATGGCCGTGAGGCAACCAATGGCGCCCGCGGTCCAGATCGACATGCCGGCGGCGTAGCACAGCATCAAGGCCGAGACCCCGCAGACCATGCACGCTCCGGACCGCAATGCCAGGCGCCGTATCAACGACCAACCGCGGGCACCTTCCTTGTCGGCGCGCCACATTTCGCCGCTGACCCCGCCGATCAAGGCCAATACGATCACCAGCCAGATAGGCATTTCCGCTAACGCTTGCTGCTCGTTTGTCATGTCACGCCTCCTGGCTGAGCAATGCCGGCAACGCGCCGGGGTTTAGGTACTTCCATGTGTAGGTAGGCATTCCAAAAAGCCCGGTTGTCCGGGCTTTTCAGTAATGATGTCCTCGATCTTTCGGCGCTACTGGCGCGGTACGGATCTTTCCTCGATGTTTTTCCGACCACGATCCCTGTCTGCCGGATAACTGCTTCTGGTGTTTTACGCTGCACACCCGGGTCAGTTGCCAACCCTCTGAACCGTTGAGGCCGGTTCATCGCTGCCTGTTTTTGTAACGCGGTAAAATTAAAGAGCGTCGGCATCCTTGCCGGTGTTACTTGGCGTCCTTGCCATCGCTCTGATGGCGTCCTTGCCAATGTTGCGTGCCTTCCCTGTCTTCCTTGGCAGCATCCTTGCCGCCTCCACCAGGCCTTGTTGGCTGGCTTGAGATGGAGAATATGCATGTATGCATATACAGTCAATGCACAAATGCATTTATTTTTACATACAAATGCGCAAGTGCATTTAAAGCCTTGAAGGTAAAGGGATTGCCAGTTTTTCACAGGCGAAAAAAAGCCCGCTCATTAGCGGGCTTTGTCTTACACAAGGAGGTTAACGGGCGTACATGCCCCACCAGAACACATGGCCAAGGATGCTGATCTGCTCATCCTGTATGTCCTGGAAGCTGTAGTCCTCGTCCGGATGCTCATCGCGATTAAAACTGCGCAGGCGAATCCCGGAAGGCAGGCGATAGAGCTGTTTGACCCGCAATTGGCCGTTGTGATTGATCGCATACAAATCGCCATCCACGATATCGCCAATGCCGCTCTTGCCCGCGTTCACCCCGACCGTCGCCCCATCACGCAGCACGGGCAACATGCTGTTACCCCGCACCGTCACGCACTTGGCCTGGTCGAACTGCACACCGTTATGCCGCAGGCTGCGTTTGCCGAACCGCAGGCTGGCCTTCTCGCTTTCCTCGATGACGAATCTTCCTGATCCAGCAGCCAATTCAACCTCGCGCAGAAAGGGGATCGACACCTCGTCATCATTCACGGGGGTGTCGTCGTCCCACAGGCTTATGTCCTTGAGTTCCGAATGCATCGGATCACGCGCATCTTCCCGCGAAACGCCCAGGGCCACGCGTCCGCGCAGCTGGTCGGTGCCGATGCCAAAGTACTCGGCGATGCGGGAGATGTGTTTATCCGACGGGTCAACGATCTTGCCGCTGAGGATCCGGGAGAGGGTGGATTGAGGCACGCCGGTACGCCGGTGAAGCTCCGTGGGGGAGATCCGGTCGCGGTCCAGTAGCTCTCTTAAGACGATAGAAACGTTGCGTTTTTGCATAACGCGGATAGTGCCGGGGGTTTAGAGCATTGGCAAATGCTATTTTGCATGGAATATGCATTATTAATGCATTTGCCATGCCCGTTACCGGGCCTGCGAACGTCCGACCTTGCGTGTTAACCTTGCCGCCATCGCAAAATCGCTGGGCCGAATGCCCCACCTTTGCCCCACTCCTTTCAACGAATTTGCTAACTATCTGATGAGTAAGAACACTTCCGACCTGTCCTCCCACACCCCGATTGTGTAGGGGTATGTGGTGGTTTTTTGGGGAAAGGCCCGTGGTTGTGGGCCTTAGCCCCTATATGCATCGAGTTGCAAAAATGCATAAATGGCATTGGATGGCATAGATTGGCGTATGGTTTGCCCCATTTTTGCCCCAATGATCGACGCTCGTAGCACCACAGTAACGATCCGCCCGATGATGGATTGACGTAGCCCGCCCCCCCCCGCAAGCTCTGCCTGCAATGCGCTGTGCGACAGCTTCAGTAGCAATTGGCAAGCAATCACCTCTTGATCAGCTCGCCTCTACGCCAGAGTTTACGGTCGCGTTAGGCAAGCCGCACGATGAACAATATAATTTTCCTTCAATCCGCTATCGCTAATAGCAAACTGTTCAGTAGAGGCCTTACAAGAGGTCCACGCTGAGACTTGGAGTTTTCTTCTAAACCCGTAGCGCGTCAAAAGACTGCATTGACTCTCAGCGAATAGGCATAGGTGCTGTACCGCTTTTAACGTCCTTTCAAGGGCGACCACAGACCTGAATGAACTGCAATAGCCTGCCTGCAAAAAGGCCTTTAGACTGGAAATCGCCAAACCAAAGTGGAGTCAAGGAACGATGGCAAAACCAACAGAAATACCTTTCCACAGCGCTCGCCATTTGCTGGACTATTTGTCCCCTCTAAACCCTACTTGGGATGCTGGAAGATTCATATTTAGAGGTCAGCCAAGTGATAAATACAAGCTGACACCATCGGTGTGCAGGCGTGGAACAGGTTCATTCGCCTATGGCTCACCAAGGAGGGTGTTTGATGCATCAACCGCTGGGCAAGTGGCCTTTGAGCTGGAGATATTGAGGCGATTTCTGATTGGCTGTGATCGCTCAGGGCTAAATGTTCCGGGTTACACCGAACAATTGAGCGGAACTCTTGCCGATGGTTGGGGTTCGTTCCAAAGCCCGCACATTCCTTGGCCATCTACTCAACTTTACGAAATCATGGCCGTAGCTCAACACTACGATGTGCCCACACGCCTCCTAGACTGGACTGAAAGAAGCTTTGTCGCCTGTTATTTCGCTGCCTCATCGGCAAACCTTGAGATTGATTGCAGGGAGATGCCGAGGCTGGCTATTTGGGCTCTTGACACTACTTCTGCAATACACTGGAAAACAGTGAAGGTGATTAGGACTCCAGGGGGAACGAGCAAAAATCAGGCGGCTCAGTCTGGTTTATTCACCACGCATGAGGTTAAAGGCTATAACCCAGACGACTTGTATCAGGTTGAAGCGCTAGAGGATGTTGAAGAGATTTACAGCACGACAGGAAGCCACACACCAATTGTCAAAATGACCTTGCCGGTTGAGGAAGCTCCCGCTTTACTAGATCTTTGCTCACGACTTGGCGTTGATGGATCAACACTCTTTCCCGGCTTCCATGGTGTGGCAAAAAGCGTAAAAGATTGGGCTAACATTGAGGTTGGCGTGAGGCCGTCTCAGTCACTCATTCAGGAGTACAATGAAGACGGCTATGATCCAGACTTCCATTAAACAGCAGTCGCCCGGTGTTCTTTCAAGGCATTCGTAGCAAAAAACTATTCGAGAACAACCATGGACAACAATAGCTACTGTGCTCTCTGCGAAAAACTAATTGACAGCTCCAACAATTCTCGCGAGCACATCATCCCCCACTCAATCGGTGGCCGACGCAAAATTCGATCGTTCATTTGTATCGATTGCAATAGCCGTTCGGGCGATAGCTGGGACGCAGAGATTTGGCAGCAGTTTTCACACATTGCAATGATGCATGGTGTTGATCGAGAACGAGGAGTTCCGCCCAATATCAAGATTCAGACTATCGACGGAGAAAGTTATCTCCTGCTTCCAGACGGCACCATGACAATCCCAAACTCCACTTACCGAACCGAGCCCGGTGAGAATGGCCAGAGAATAAAGATATCGGCAAGAGATAAACCAACCGCATACAAAATGGTCAAGCAGGTAGCTAGAAAGAATTCAAAGTTGGATGTGAATTCATTTTTGAGCGAAATGACAGCAACGGAGACACCCCTTGAGTCACCAGTGACCTTTTCTGTTCAATTTGGTGGAGAGCTAGCCGGCCGTTCAATGGTCAAAACTGCGGTTGCACTGGCAGCTGCTGCTGGAGTGAGTCCTACGTCCTGCGATATGGCGAATCAGTACTTGAAGGGCGCTGCCATAACGCCACCCTACGCTCATTTTTATTTGCGCGACTTAGTATCCAATCGACCTTCGACCCATGCTTTTAATTGTGTAAGCGTAGTCGGCCTTCCCGAGAGGAAAAAATTAATAGGCTACGTTGAATATTTTTCAATGTCACGGATCGTCATTATCCTGAGTGAGCACTATGATGGGCCCGATTTAAATATCACTTACGCGTTCAATCCCGCAAGCGCTACTGAACTCGAACTTAATGTAAACCTAAATCTATCCGACAATGAGCTAGAGCTAATACGGTCAAATGAAGCACTGACAGATGAAACTTATGCTGCTGCTCTCAATAAAGGATTCGATCTAATATATAAACGTAGTCAATTTCGATTGATAGAGCGAGAAGCTAGCAACGCTTTCGATCATGCATGTCAGTCAATGGGCATCACGAGTGACAGCATAATTCCGCCCGAACGCGCTCAAGAATTTTCCAACCTCGTTATCAATCAATTCATATCAAAAATCGCGCATTTAATCCGTCAATAGTTGCACCACACTCATCACCCGTCCAAGTTCACAACAAGGGTTCGGGCCCCGTCACTCACACCACTAGTTTCAATATCCTCCATCCTGTCCTGGCTCACCTACAATTGAAATAAATACTATCGCACCGGAGAAACTTGGCCCACTACAGCCTCCATTCGCTCATCCCAACCGCTATTTACAAGCTACCGCCCATAATTGATCAAGTTTAGTTGTATAGCTGTGACTCATCATCTCGCGGCGCATTGCCCAAGCTGGATTGTTAGGCACGCTGGCTGAACGCAGCGTTCCCATACCCCAACGACTATTGATCTCGTCTAGCACGGTCATCACTTGGGTTGACTCGGCAGGCTGAGAAGTAGCGAAAAGATCATCGGTGTACTCGCCAGGCTGACACAGGCTGAGCAGCATCACTTCGGCCTTACTGTATTTGAAGCCTGGCCGATAAATACGGTCGACCGCATCAACAGCCGCTTTTATCAGCAGTCGCACGTCGTCGGTGGGGTAGGGCATATCAACCACCACCCCATTGGCATACTTCGCCTCCTCTGGGTTGAACATGCCAGTGCGGATGCACACCCGCACCTTCTTGCACAGCGATCCCTGGGCGCGCAGCTTCTCAGAGGCACGCATCATGTAGGTGGCCACCGCCTCTTTGATAGGCGGCAGCTCCGTCAGCCGCTTGCCAAACATGCGGCTGCAGCAGATCTCCTGCTTTGGCGGATCCGGCTCATCCAGCTCCAGGCAAGGCGTGCCGCCCAACTCCCTGGCCGTCTTCTCGATCACAATGCTGAACTTCTTACGGAGTGTCCACGGGTCGGCCTTAGCCAGGTCCATGGCCGACTTGATACCCATGGCATCGAGGTGGAGTTTCATCTTGCGGCCTACGCCCCAAACTTCCGCCACGTCCGTATTGCGCAGCACCCAGTCACGCTTAACCGGATCAGTGATGTTGACCACCCCACCGGTTTGGGACTGCAGGCGCTTCGCGGTGTGGTTTGCAAGCTTCGCCAAGGTCTTTGTGTGAGCGATACCAACACCGACCGGGATGCCTGTGCAGCGAACCACCTGGGCGCGAATCTGCCGACCCAATGCATCCAACCCAGCGATACCAGTCAAGTCGGCAAACGCCTCATCGATGCTGTACACCTCGACTGCTGGCACCATCGCCTCGATCAGGCTCATCACGCGCTCGCTCATGTCGCCGTACAGCGCATAGTTGGAGGAGAACGGGACAATGCCGTGCTGCTTGAGCTTGTGCTTAATCTGGAAATACGGCTCACCCATTTTGATGAAGGGCTTCGCGTCGTAGCTACGGGCGATGACACAACCATCGTTGTTGCTCAGCACCACGATGGGCACCTTCGCCAGATCGGGCCGGAATACGCGCTCGCAGCTAGCGTAGAAGCTGTTGCAGTCGATCAGTGCGAAGGTCGGCTCTTGCTTAGACATGGCTGCGCACTGTGCTAGTGATCACACCCCAGATCGAAAGCTCGTCACCTTCAAGAACGTAGCGTGCCGGGAACTTGGGGTTTTCGGAAAGCAGCACCACCTCCTGGCCGCGCTTACATAGGCGCTTGCATACAGGCTCATTGTTCAGGAGTGCCACCACTACATGTCCATGTATAGCCTCAATGGCACGATCCACCACGGCGAGGTCTCCATCGAAGATCCCGACGCCTTGCATGCTTTCTCCGGTGATAGCTACCAGGTACACATGCGGCGCGCGGATGTTCAAAACTTCATCCAGCGAGATGTGCTGTTCGATGTGATCCGCTGCCGGCGACGGAAAGCCGGCGGGCACCTGGAACGAGCACAACGGCAGCTTCGCGCCGACTTCAGCGATAGGACCTAAAATGGTAAAGCTCATGACGGCGCCTTTTACATATACTGTACGAATGTACAGTTAACTTTGTAGGACGCTTGCGGTCAATTTTTCTGTGGGAAATTTCGACAAATGGAGGGCCGCGCATGTGCGGGCGATTTGTACAGTACGAAGGGATGGCGATCTTCATCGAAGAGCTAAACCCACAAATAGAACTATTCAGTGGGTACGACGCCGTGCCGATCAATCGCTACAACGTCGCTCCAACGACACGGGTGCAAGTGCTGCACACCGCAGAGAATGGCCTGCATATCGATGCAGTCAGATGGGGATGGGCGCCGTTCTGGGCCAAGGGCAAACGCCCTGACCCAATCAACGCCCGTGTGGAGACGGTCACCACCGGCAAATTCTTCAAGCAACTGTGGCCGAATGGCCGAGCCGTGGTGCCGAGCGAGGGGTGGTATGAGTGGGTCAAAAACCCCGACAATCCGAAGAAGAAACAGCCTTACTTCATTCGCCTGAAAAGCCAGAAACCTATGTTTTTCGGGGCACTCGCCCAAGTGAGCCCTGGCCTGGAGCCCCACGAAGGAGACGGTTTCGTGATAATCACCGCCGCCAGCGACCAAGGAATGGTGGATATCCATGATCGCAAGCCATTGGTGCTGACGCCTGAGCATGCCAGGGAGTGGCTGGATCCACGCCTTGCGCCAGAGCGCGCTCAAGAGATAGCGGCTGAGTGCTGCCAGCCAACCGAGGATTTTGAATGGTATGCCGTTGGTAGAGCGGTAGGGAGCGTGAAGCATCAGGGAGCCGAGCTACTGCTCCCGTTATCTTCAAAGGATGATTAGCCCTGCAAGTACTCCTCGAGCAGTTGAGCGGCCGCCGGGAAGCCTACCCAGGTTGCATTGTGATCAAGCCCACGGCCAGCCAGCACAACAGCCGCCAACTCGTTAAGGTCAATCTCTCCTCGCGAGGCTGCTGCAAGAAGCTGAGAGGGGAGGACATTCAAGTGGTGGGCAGCAGTTTCCATGGGGTTCATCCTTCGTTTGCGTGACCACAGTAACGCTCTACCATAAACACATAGCAAGCCATCAGATCGAATATAGCCACCATCAAAACAGCCCCCCTAGCGCGGCTGGCTCCCAGTTCATGATCACCAATTCCCCGCTGACATCGGCCCTTCCCTGCCGTTGGTTTGTAGTGCTGTAGCGAATATCGACCGTTTCAAAATGGAAGCCCTTAAAGACCTGCCGAATGTCCGGGTGATCATTGATGCTGACCATGACCTTGCCTTTGCAGCGACGCATAAAGTCGGCCATGCGCTCGTAATTCTCAAAGGGAAAATCCACACCATAACCAGCGGTCTGCCAGTAAGGCGGGTCCATGTAGTGGAACGTGTGCTCACGGTCATAGCGTTCGGCACACTCAAGCCAGCTCAGGTTTTCGACGTAGGTACCGGACAACCGCTGCCACGCAGCAGACAGGTTCTCCTCAATCCGCAGCAGGTTGATGGCCGGGCCAGTAGTCGCAGTACCAAACGTCTGCCCCGTAACCTTGCCGGCAAACGCATGGTGCTGCAGATAGAAAAAACGGGCTGCACGCTGAATATCGGTGAGGGTTTCCGGGCGGGTCATCTTCTGCCACTCGAACACCTGCCGAGAACTGAGCGCCCACTTGAACTGGCGCACGAATTCTTCCAGGTGGTTCTGTACTACGCGGTATAGCGTCACCAAGTCGCCGTTGATGTCGTTGAGGACTTCAACCGGCGCGGCCTGGGGACGCATGAAGTACAGCGCAGCTCCGCCGGCAAACACTTCGACGTAGCATTCGTGAGGTGGGAAGAGCGGGATAAGGCGGTCGGCCAGGCGGCGTTTGCCGCCCATCCAAGGGATGATGGGTGTGGACATATAAAAGCAAGACCTTTGCTGTATGAATAAACAGTGCTAGGCTCGCTCCGCTTTGTGCACGAAGCAGGAGCCTTGGCTGGACTTGCAGGGACGTTCTGCGGGGAAGGTGGCCGGGCTGGATGTTGACGCATCCTGCCCGGCCGCTCCTTTTACTTCGGTGTAGAGACTTCTTTTGCGTAGGCCTGACAGGCCCGCAGGGCGATCAATCCGTGGTCGCCGGCATCGGTGATTCCGATAATTCGTTGAGCATGCGCTGGGTCAAGTTGGGCTCTCGCGGGGCCATGAACCACGCGGCCGGTGGCGGTGGTGGTTGGCACTGAACAGCCGCTGGTGGTTTCGGTGGTGGCGAGAACGACTGACAGCCGCAGATCAGCAGTAGCCAGGCGATCACGCAGACGAGCCTGCTTGGTTTGCTCATCGGTCAATTCCTTGTGGTGGGTTTCATCGTTGCTCTGCAGACGCTGCTCCAGGGCCAGGCGTTTGTCCTGTTCGGCACGCTGCAGCGCAGCAGAGGCTTGGGATAGCTCGTTGAGCGTGTCCGCATGCACCCTGCCCTGGCGCTCCAGCTGTTGGCCGCAACGCCAGCCTTGAACGGTCCAGGCCAATGCGGCAGAGCCGAAGGCCAATATCACCAGCAGCAAAGCGACGGCAGCGATACGGAACTGCGCGGGGATCAGGTGGAGGAGACGCATAACACCGCCCTCGCCCTGGCCCACAGCTGCAGCCGATCTTCCAGGCCGTTGAGCCCGCCATTGATCCGGCGGGTGATGGTGTTGAACTGTTCCTGGTCCGCGAGCGCGTTCAACCCGTTCACGGACCAGAACCACGCCGCCGACTCTGCCGCCCATTGCGGCAGTTCCAGCAGCTCCGGCGTGCGCAGCAATCGTTCATCACCAAACAACGCCAAGCTGCAGCGCAGGTAGTTGTCATGCCCGGTGACCTGGATCAGCCCACGGCCGCGATAGCGTTGGCCGTCACCATCGGCGGCAGGCGTGTTCCCCAGTTTGGCAGCCAGCGGTCCGGTGTCGTACTTGCTGAGGTATTGATCGCCCCCCAGTTCACGCACGTACTGCAACTGGCCGGACTCGTGGCCGACCTGGGCAAGGAAGGCCGCCTGGCGCTTCGGTGTGTCGATCTTGCGCTTGGTCATGGCGGCGTTTAGCGCGGATACAAAAACGCCCGCTTGGCGGCGGGCGTTGGGCATGATGCGTTGGAGTTGTTGCTCGGTGATGGACATCGCTTTTTCCCAGGCAAAAAAAGACCGCTCAATGGCGGCGGGTGGTGAAGCAGGTACGGCCCGTTACAGCTCCAGGACTTTGACCTCTTTGGACTTCTTCTTTTTCTTTCCGGCCGCCTTGGCCTTACCCTTCTTCCCTGCGTTGCATTCCACGGTGGTGCTCCAGCCAGACTGGGTGAACACCTGTTCAACCGAGTCGACCAGGAACTCGCCGTCCAAGCCGTCCTTGAAGCCCTGCGCATTGATCTGCCGCTCGGTAAACAGATCTGTACGCCCGACCATCTCCAGCCGAACCTCAGCAGTCGAGCGGTTAAACGCGGCGAGGCGGGCCTTGGCGGCCTGCTCGGCGGCGGATTTGTTCGGGTGGATATGCCGGTCGGTATGAACGGGCGGCAGCCCTGCAGGCGCATCGTCGTTGTCCAGGGTCAGGTTAACCAGCTCGCCGGTTTTCTTGTCCTGGTACTTGGCCTTGACGGCTTTCTGTGTGGTGCGGTCAGTGAAACGGAATTGCCAGCGGCTGACGTCACTGCGGCGGATGGTGATCGCTGGCAGATTCTTGCCACTGGCGGTCTGCCCGCTTTGGCGTGGCAGCACCAACAGTTTTCCGTCGGCGACCTTGGCCGTGCAGTCGTGATCCTTGGCGAGCCGGGTGATGAAGTTGAAGTCCGATTCGCTTAACTGATCCGCCCGAGGCACCACCGTGGCGACGGGGCATTCAGGCTTCCAGCCGTTGCGAGCGGCAATGTCGCTGACGATCTTGGACAGCGGCACATTCTCCCAACTGCCACTGCGGGTCGTTTTGCCGCTGCCGCGCATGTCGCTGGCTTTGCCACGAATGACCAGGGTGTCCGGCGGGCCAGAGACTTCGATGTCATCGACCGTATAGCGGCCCAGGCGGGCCAGCGCTTTGCTGTCGTAGCCCAGGTAGATCTGTATCGCTGCCCCTTTTTTGGGGAGGGATACGGCACCGTCACGGTCGTCGATGCGCAGTTCGAACTCGTCCGATTCCATGCCGGGCTTGTCGAGGGTGCGCAGCAACAGCAAACGGTCATTGATCAGCGCTGTGATGTCAGCGCCATCAGCGACGATCCGAAAGATTGGCTTCAAAAGTAAACCTCCAAAAACAACAAAGCCCCGCACGATGGCAGGGCTTGAAGGGGTGTTGCGAGTGAGGATGTCAGTCCTCGACGATTAAACGATTGTCACTGATCTCAACGTAACTTTGGCAAACAGGGCAGTCGATCCCTTCAACCTTGGGCTCAATCAACAGCGTCTGGGTACACACAGGGCAATCCCCAACCCTCTGCTTTTCCCTGAGGCCGAAGGTTTTCCACACCATCGCCAGGAACACGCCGGCAGCCATGACCCAACCGACAATCGGAATGAATGCCAAAAGAATGCAAGCGATCAGACCGAAGATAAACCAGTTTGACCGATAGCTAAGCTCGCCCCAAAAACTCCGTTTGACCAGCCGAATTTCGCTGACTCTTTCCATAGAAGACTCCACGCATGCAAATAAGCAAGGGAGTCTATCAGCGCGCCGATTTTATGGGCAACGAGCTATCAGTCCCACAGCTGCACCTGCTCATCTAAAGGCTCAGGCAGATCAGGAAAGGTGATCAGCAACCCCGTGCGCAACGGTTGCGGTTCATCCGCTAGCAAGCGATTGGCCGCCAACACAGCCTCGACCGTGCCATTCAAATGCCCGTAATGCTGGTAACACAAGGTATCCAGCAGGTCGCCATCAGACGTTCTGCATATCATCACCATAACGCGTGAACTCCAAACTAAAGGATTGCTTACGCGGAATTCCGCCAGCCAGCAACGCGCCCTGCTCCTCCTCCAGGTTGCGTAAGCACCAGGTGCCCAAGACAAAACCGTAGCCGGTGGTCAGGTTCAGCGGCAGCAACTGCCCACCGATGGAACGCAGCGTATCCAGTTGCTTGAGCCCGCCTTTGAACGTGGGAAAGATCGCACCCTTGAGGCTGAGTTTTTCCTCCCCCATCCCCACAGCCTGCTGTGCTGGCCGACGACTGAGGCGCTCTTGCGAGGCCCAGCGAAACTCCGTCTGCCGGCGCAGCTCGTCGAACGCCGCAGTGTCCAGGTTGAAGTAGAACGGCTGGGCATTGGTTTGCAGCGGTCGCAGGATCAGCAAGTGCGGGAACGGCTTGACCGCTTCCGCCAGGGGGGTTGCATTCGGCGCCAGGGCGCTAGTGGGCAAGATATTCGCCAGGCTTGGGCTGACCTTGCCAGCCATTTGGTTAATGGCGGTGCTGGCCCGGACGGCCTGTTCCTTCAAGGTGCCCAGGCGCTCATCAATCGCCGTGATCGCACGCGTTGCTTTGCTGTAAGTCGACAGTACTTCACCGACCTTAGACTGCGCCGCGCTAATCCCGCGCATCACCCGCTGCAGCTTTTCGCCGACACCTGGTGGCACACCGGGGATGCTGGACAGCTCATCAGCCGCCCCGGTGATTTCGCCAATGGCGCCGTTCACCGGCCCGATCATGCCGTCGATGCTGTGCCGGCCCGCCTCCCCGGCCTGGACCAGGGATTTGAAGCCGGATTGCAGTTGCTCCATGTAAGCCATGACAACTCCTTAAACGTGTGGGGCATCGAACAGATTGCGCCGCCCTTGCTCCCGGCTGAATTCCTCAAATAGCTGACGCATGTGCGGCATCATTTCCTGCGCCAGTTGCCGTGGATCCTTGACGTCGCCCTGCACCGTTACATCCACAGTCGGGGAAAACTGCCATTGTTGGTCAATTCGCGGGGGATCTGCCTTCGCAGCGGCGCCGGCACTGAGCAATGCAGGTACTGTCGCCGCTGATGGAGCCGTCGCCAGCGAACGAGCGACATCTCCCATCAGTGGGCCAGTCGCCGGTGTCGGCGCATATTTCGCAAGCATTGACGTGCCTGGCCCGCTGGGCTTCTGCAGCAGCAACGGCGAGGGCTGAGCCAAGCGTTCTACCGGTGTTTCCGGCCCACCAAACGCAGCCTTGCCCACCGCACTGCCCAGCTCACCGCCGCCCCAACTACCGAGGAAGCCGCCGATCAGCCCACCGACAACGGTGCCGATCACAGGTACCACCGAACCAATCGCGGCACCAGCTGCAGCACCGGCCAGCGTACCGGCCAAGGTTCCGGCTGCGTTGCCGTAGCCTTCGGCTTTTTCATCGCGGGTCGTGGCATTCTGGTAAGTATCAGCCGCTATCAGGCCAGCCTCGATCAACGCCAACGGCGCTGTACCTTTGGCAAACCCAACACCCTTACCAGCCATGGTTTGCGGGGAGAATTTGCTGGCGACCACTTCGACTGGAGGAGCAGACACAGGACTGGAAGTCGGGGCCTTCGAGCCCCGACCACGCTTACCCTTGCCACGCCGTCGCTTACCATCACCACCGTCGAGCCCGCCGGCACCGCTTGACGGGTTGGTGACAAACACCCGCTGGATCACATTCGGGTTGCCCATCAGCGAGCCACGGGCAACGTTCATCAGTCCCTTGCCGATCTTGATCGCATTGATAGCAGCGCCCAGGCCGACCACACCAGCTGCCAACACCGTGGCCCCGCTGATCACCGTTGGAAACCTTCCAGCCAACTCCCCAAGCCCGTATGCCAACTTCGCTAGTCCATCTGCCGCAATGTCCGTCAGCGGCCGCACGGCATCACCGATACGCGTCATCGACGATTCAATGCCGGCAGTTGCGGTCGCCCACTTGCTGTTGGACGTCTCCCGCGCCTTCGCCGCGTCCGCCTCGATCTTGGCCTTGCCATCCGTGGCTTCAATGGTCGACATGTCGGCCTTGATCTTGTCGCCGTATTTGATCTGCGCGAGCAGGCCGGCACTGGCGCTCTGGTCGCTGACGATGTTCGCCAGCCCTGCCGCTTCGGTCAGGGCGATCATGGCCTGCGCTTCCTCTGCGCTGCCGTCCACCGAACCTTTGATCTTGGCCTTGAGTGCCTCGATTTTCTTGGCCTTGGCCGGGTCCTGTCGTTTGATCAACTGCTCGCTGAGCATGATGAACGCATCGACCGGGTTGGCCGCCTTGCCGCTTTTTGTCGCGGCGAGGATTGAGCCGGCCAGGTCGTACCCTTCCTTGGCAAACCGTTCCTGGCTGGTGTTGCTGATCACCGCGTTGAGCAAGTTGTTCATGTTGGTGGCCGCAGCAGCCGCATCCTGGGTTTGCGAGAACTGGGACTGCAGGCTGGCACCGAGGAAGCGCACCGCCTCGGGGCCTTCCATGCCCAGGCGCTTGATGTTGCCAAGCATGGCCGGTAAGTACTTGGCCATCTCTTTGGGCCCGAACGCGCCGATGTCGCCAGCCGCTGCCACTTGTCCCAGCATCGCCGCCATGTCGCCCTGCTTTACCCCCGCTTCCTTGAAGGAATTGATCAGGGTCGCGATGGTGTCGGGCTCCATGCCCTGGCCGTCGATCAGGTCGGCAATCTGCCCGGCGTAGGACGTTGCCACATCCCAATCAACACCCTTTTCGATTAGGGCGCCGACCGACTGCGCGAGCAGTTGCTGGCTCATGCCCTTCTCTGCCGCGACCTTGCTGATGCTCGCCGCCAGTTCGGCCTCATCGCCGGTACCGGCGGTGTGTGCCCACAGCGACATCTGGCGGATCTGCGCCTGGTAATCGCCGGAGACTTTGGTCGGAATCGCCAGCGATGCGGTGAGCGCCGCTGCTTTGCCGAGGGAGCTTTTCATTCCCTCTTTGCCCTGCTGGATCTGGGTGTGGCCCAGCGCCTTGAGTTCAGCGCCCCGCGCTACCTGGCCGAGGGCCTGGTATTCCTTGCGCAGTTTGCCGACCTCAATGCCCTGCTCTTTCAAGCTTTTGAGATTACCTTCCAGCTTTTTCAGCAGGTCACCGGCCGAGGCGGCGCCGGTGTCGTGGGCCTTTTTCCATTCGTCACGCAGGCGGATGGTGTCGCCGATGGTGCTCTGCAGCACGCGGGCCTTGGTGCCGGTTTCGCCAAGCTTCTTGATGCGGCCTTCAACATCCTTGAAGGCGGCGCCGACCGTGGAGCTGACGACGCCGCCGATGACCAGGCCGAGCGCCAGGTTATTTGCCATGGGATTACTCCGGGCCGGGATGCGGGGCTCAGTCCGTGAGCCACCAGATCATCGTGGAAAAGGGCATGGTCTCGATTTCGCCCGCTGCAAAAGAGAACTCCGCAGCCAAGCGTTTCGCGACCTTCTTCTGCAGTTCGGCGCTAAACCCCGTCGTCCTGCACCAGGCGAAAATAAGCGGCCTGCAACCGCTGGTAGTCCGTCAGTTTGAGCCCCTCCAGATCCTTGGTGCCGGCTTCCGAGAGGGAGGCGAACAGGTGCATCTCGCGCAGTTCGTCATCGCCGCCGCTGGTGGCATTGGCGGCACGCACTTCGCGTACGGTGGGAGAGCGAAGTGTCAGACGGTCAACCATGACGCCGTTGATCTCGCTCGACCGAGACAGCGTAATAGCGGCGCTCTCGGCGGTGACGGTCAGCCAGGTAGGCAGTTTTTTCAGTGTGCTCATGATGAACGGCTTCCTTACATACCCAGGTCGCGGCGGACGCTGGCGAGTTGATCGACACCGTTGATAACCCGGACGCAGTTGATTGGATCGATTTCGAACATTACCCGGCCCGCGACCTCTAGCTTGTAGTAGCTGCAGGCCACGGCGTACTTGAACTCGGCAGCTTCACCGGCCTTCCAATCGCCAGGATCTACCTCTTTGAGCATGCCTCGGACAGTGGCGACAACACCCGTGGTCGCGCCTTTCTGGCCCTTGAAGGAACCACGGAACACTGCGTTGAACGCAGTCTGATCGGCCAGGCCGTAAAACTTCATGGCCTCAGGGCGCACACCTTTACCGGCGAAACTGGCCTCAAGTTTCTCCATGCCCTGATCCATCTCCACCGGGGCATCCATGCCCCCTGCGCGATGCACCTCGGTTTTCAGGGTCATCTTAGGCAGCGTGAAGCTGGTGATATCCCCGGCAAAACTGACGCCGTCGATATGGGCGTTCATGTTGTAAAGCGTTTGCGGAACCATCAGGCGTTCTCCTTAGGTGTTGGTGTCGAGCACTTCGGTCAGCCACTGGTTGGTGACCTCGACCCGGAAGTTGGGGTTTTCTGCCGGCGGCACATCGGTAAAGCGGATGTTCCAGTAAACCTTGCCCTGTTCCAGTTGGCTGGCCGTGTTCAACGTGGGGTCGGCGAACACTTCGAAGTTGATCACCGCACCCTGGTTTTTCAGGTCACGCATGAACGCGCCGAGCCCCTCGGTCACGTCGCTCACGTAGGTCTTGGTGATCGAGCGGTCGACCGCCCATTTGTGGCCGTAGAGGATCGCGTCCATGACGATGTCCATGGTCCGCACGCGGGTGACAAACGCCCACTTCGGATCGCTGGAACAGGTGCGGTTGCCCCACAGGCGGTAGCCGTCATCACGAATGATGGTGGTGATCTGCGCGTTGTTGAGCAGGTTGGCCCGGCAGGTTTCATCACCGTCCAAAAACTCGATGGGGCGACCGGTACCGGTGACACCCACGAACTCCTTGTTCGATGGTGAGGCCCAGAAGCCGTACTCCGAATCGGTCCAGGCGAAGAGCCCGGCGACCCAGGCCGAACACGGCGCATCGACGGTGGCACTTTTCCCGGTGTCCCAGTACTGCACGCCAGGGTCGACCAGAAACACGCGCTTGCTGCCGAAGTTTTCGCGGTACTCCATCACCGCTTCGTCGGTGGTGTTGGGGCCGTCGATGATTGCCATGGCGCGCAGTTTGTCGCTCAGGGCCACCAGTGCCGTGGCAGCCGGCAAAGTCGCGGTGTGTTTGGGCGCGGCCAGCAAACGCGGCTGAGCGTTGAAACGGCTTTTGCCATCGAGCAACGCCTGCATGCCGGTACGCGTGCCGTTTGCCAGCACGCCGCCGATAATGGCCGAGGTCTGGGCGGCGGCGTCTTCCACCTTCGCCACACCGCAAGCGACGATCACCGCTTTGGAACGCACGTAGATGGCCTGGACCGCCTTGGTGATGGCCGCGTCAGCGCCCCAGGCGGCGATGGCTTCGCTTTCGCGGGTGATCAACAGCAGTTGGTTGGGCAACGCACTGGCGTCGGGGCCGGGGGTAAAGGTGTCGCAAAGACCGATGATGGACGACGACGGCACAGCGATAGGTCGCGCGCCGGTGTCGACATTGGTCACGGTAACGCCGTGAAAGAATCCACTCATGATTGAACTCCAGAAACGAGAAAGCCCCGCGTAAGCGAGGCCGTGGGATGTTCGTGGTACGCAAAAGAAAACGCCCCGTCAGTGCGGGGCGTTATTCGGTTTGATCGACGATCCAGGCTGGAGCTATGGGGCGATGATCGGTGTCCGGAAAGTATGGCGATTGCGGCCAGTCGCGTAGGGCTTGAATGTACACAAGCAGGTCGCTGTACTGCTCCGAACTCAGCGTGGTTGCTCCCCCAATTTCAAGCTGATCCCGATGACGATCACGAAGGCCTATTGCCGCTAACATGACCTGGTCGCGCCAGTTGCGCTCCTTCGCCGACAGATCGGGGCCAACCGGGACTGGGATATCACCAAGCGTGGGCCGGCCACTGTCATCCAGATATATCAGGCGCCCCTCACGTAGCCCATTCAGCAATGCCACATGCTCGGCAGAGGTGATTTCAGTGGCATCCGAAGGCACATTGTTTCCGCTGATTTGGCTGCTGAAAAAGCCGCCAGCTACTGCGCTATAGAACAATTTCATAGGGTTAACGTCCCAGCAAAAAGAGCTTAGGGGCCACGGCGTAACTCGAGTTATTCATGGCCTGCATATATACGCGGCAGCTCGAAAGCCCTGGCGCACCTGTCGTTTGAAAGCTCGAATTGGCAGCAGTGTTGTCAGCTTCGATGTGGGTCGACACATGGTGAATCCACACACTTTCAGTGAGCGAAATTGGGTATGCAATTGCCTGGGAACCCTCAACGCTGACCGCAACGCCGGTATTCCATAAAAAGATGAACCCACCAAGCCAGGACGGAAAAGCGATGCAGCCAGCTGGCCCGGTCATGATCAAGAAACCACCACGCAGTTTCTTAGGTGTGACAAAAACTGCGTCATCAGTTCCGGCGTTTACCTGGGCCTGAGTGCCAACCTTTGCCGTCCCCTGATTAGCCTCAGTAGCGGACGCGACAAGCGAGTTAACCTGCGTTTTGGTATAGGCATCAGAGATGCCATAGCCACCCAGCGTCGTCGCTTTGTCAGCCTTTAAGTTCAGCGCCGCATCCATTTGTGCGCTGGTATAGGCATCGTTAATTCCATACGCCCCAAGCGTAGTCGGATTGGAACCCGCCAGGATGCGCCCGTTCTTATCGACCGTTACCTTGGTGTAAGCACCCGCACTGACGCCCGTGCGCCCCACCGCCATTTCAAAGGCCAGCGCAGTGGTGCCTAGTACAATCGGCGCATCAGTCACCAACTGCCATACACTGTCGCCATTGTCTGTGCCCTTCTCGACGTGCACGAACAAACCCGGTGTCACTTCAATACTGGCGTCGGCATCTTGCGCTCGCACCCAGGCGCCGCTGGCAGCCACGTAGATGCCGTTGGCTTTACCCTGGACCTGATTTTTTACCAGCACCCGATTGCCCTCAACCACAGGCACGCCATCAATGGTCTGCGGTCCATTGAGTGCAATCGCCGTAGTGGTCGCCGCCACAACAGAATGCTTGAAGTCCTGCTTGTTCATCGCCTCGGTGATTGCGAGATCCACGTATTCACGGGTTGCCAGCACCACCGCTGGATCAATCTTCAACACGATATTGGCGATGCTGGAGACGATGAAATTCATCCGCACAATCTGCGTGCGGCCTGACCCCTGATCCAGCGCCGGCTTGAAGCTTGGCGCACAGTTGGAAACGGCAACCAGGTCACCGTCCGAGTCGTACAAACCGATCTCGCGGATCCACCAGCCACCGATATCCGCCGGGATCACCTGCTCCGCGATGATCACCGCCGCGTTCACTGGGTCAACGCGCAGTTGATTCAGGGGCGCTCGGCGTTGCTCGTTGATCAGCTTGGTCTGGGTCGCACTGGGGATCGGGTCGGTGCCGTTGGCATCGCCAACGCCCAACGCGGTGAGATTCCAGGGAATGCCCAACGCATTGGCATTTGCCAGCTTCGCGGCCCCCACGTTGGTGAGGATCGCCATAAATTGCGAGTTGCGATCAATCATGGGTAAACGTCCAGAGTGTCTATGCTGTGTTCGCGCCCGACCGTGCTGATGTAGCCCGTGACTTCAATGTCACGCTGAACCGGTGGGTACACGTCGATTACATCGCCTTCGTAGAGGGCGACTCCGATGTTTATGAGGCCTTGGGTTTCCAGGCTGATTGCCAGCCCGGTAAGCGGCCGGCTGACGGGCTTGGCGTCATCGATCAGACGCTCGAGCTCCAGGTACATCTCTTCCGTGATGCCGGTGTCCAGCACGCCCACCTTCAAGGCGAAGGTGCCTGGCACGCCAAGCGGCACGGTCTGCCACCACTCGATAACCTCGATCAGGTAACCCAGCGGCTCGACCACACGGCGCAAGGCGCCGATGGTGCCCTTGTGCGCGTGCACGTAGAACGCGGAGCGGATGGCCGAGCGCTTGACCGCTTCCGACCATTTGTTGTCCCAGCGGTCGACCGACCAGGCCCAGGCCAGCCACGGCAGCAGATGCGCCGGGCAGGTGTCGGGGTTGTACAGCGTGCGTAACGGGATCTCGGTCTTTTCAGCCAAGGCGGCCTCGATGGCGCGCTCCAGCTGCGTGCTGTTCAGGGGGAGCAAGCTGGTCATGTCGAGCCCCCGAGGACAACGCTAAAGCCCGTGCAATACGCCGCCTGGGCTTTAGTGGGTTTCAGGTCGACCCAGTCACGCAGCTCGACCCGGCCGACACCGCTGATATGCAGCTGGGCATCGACCCCGGATTGAGCAACCTCCAGGGCCAGACGCTTGCGTGGATTGATCCAGGCCGCGAGGCGCTTGGTGGCTTCGGCGAGGATCGCATCGTTTTCCGGGCCGGCGCCTTGCATGTGCAGCACGGCATCGATCCGGTAGTTGAGGATCTCGGCGCTCTGCACAGTGAGGCGGTCGCCCACCGGGCGGATATCATCGTCGCTGAGCTTGGCGTACACCGCGTCAAGTAGCGCCTGATCGGCCTGGCCGCTGCCGTTCAGACTTAGCACGGTCACCTCCACGACTGCCGGCGAAGGGCTTTCGGCCGTCGCATCCGCCACCAGCGCCGAAGCGTTGCGCGCATGGAAGATGTAGCTGTTACGCGGCCCGGCAGTGGTCAGTCCTTCGTACACCAGTTGGATGCGTTCACGCAGGGCGTCGTCCGATTCCTTGACCTCCTCAACCGGCGGCACTGCCAGCAGGTTGGCCGGCTGAATGACCAAACGCTGCAGTTTGACGTTGCCCGCGAGCTGGTCGAGGTCTTCTTTTTCGGCGTAAGCCAGCATCAGCGCCTTGGCCGCGTCGTTGACCCGCGCCCGGTTCTGCATCTTGCCGTACGCCCCCAGCTCCACCAGCTTGACCACCGGGTCGCTCTCCAGGGCTGCCGACCAGTTGTCGCCCATGTACTCGCGAAAGGCTGCCATGCCTTCCTCGTACAGTGCCTCGTAGTCCAAGGACTCCAGCACCTGCGGCGCCGGCAATGCCGATAAATCCACCGTGCTCATGCCGACACCTCCAGCAACAGGCGTTCGCCCAGGTATTCACCGGTTAATTTGAAGTCGATGCGACCGCCGACGACGGCAACGACCTGCACCTGTTCGAGCTTTAGCCGCGGCTCCCAGCGCCCCAGCGAGTGGGCCACCTCGGCCTGCACCGCGCTCTTCCAGCCAGCGTTAACCGGCAGGTCGACAAAGCGCCGGACCTGGCTACCATATCCAGGCCGCATCCGTCGGCTGCCCAAAGGCGTGCTGAGGATGTCCCCAATGGACTGCCGGAGATGGTCGAGCCCGGACAGCGGTTGGCCGGTGCGGCGATCCATTCCGATCATCGGGGTTACTCCTGTACCAGTTCCGCGTGGGCCTTGAGGAAGGCGAGCTGCTCGTCGGTGGTGGCCGTCACGCGGGCCTTGGTCACGGCCAAGGTGCTGCCATCGGGCAGGATCAGGGTGCGCGAAGTGAAGAGCGTGTCGCGGAAAACGCGGCCAGGCTGTGCATCGTCCTGGCTGTCGGGTTTGGTCTTGCTCATCAACGGATGCTCCTAAAACGAAAAACCCGCACAAGGCGGGTTGGGATCAGTGTTTGTGGTTCGGCGTGTTGCCACCGACATCGATGACCTGACCGGCACTGTTGATGTCGCCGGTCGTGTTCAACGTGCCGTTGATGAGGGTTGCGCCGTCGATGGTGACGGCACCCACCAAGTTGATCTTGCCCGACACCAATCGCATGCTATCCGGAGTCATCTCCAGCGTTGTCGCGCCGACCTTGACCATGACGGTGCCCGCCGGCAAATCGATGGTGTAGCTGTGGGCCTGCCAGTCGTAGACCAGCGAACCACCGTCATCGAAACGCCAAACCTCAACGTGGTCGCGGTTGTCGGGCTGGGCACCGGCATTGCCGTACAGACCGGGAATGAAGGTGCCCATCGCAGGCTCGCCACTGGGGCTGATCAATCCGCCCTGCTCGCCCATGCTCGGCACCCGCCAATGACGCGCCTTGCCAGCGGCCAGGCTGTGCCAACGCACCCAGGCACTGACCCAGTCGCCCGACTTCACACGCACCATGGCGGTGGACAGATCCACCGCCACTACAACGCAGGGCATCACCGTCGAAGCGATCATTCTGTCGTGCTGGGCAACGGCGTAGCTCATTGCAGATCTCCCGGTTTGATCGGGCCAATGCCTGGCCCAAGGTCGATGACCAGTGAGCCCGGTGGTTCATCCGGCCACGGCCATTCCTCGGCGCCCAGGTAAACCGTCTGATCCCACTCCACCAACCAGACGAAGTAGCCGTCCAGTTCGGGCTTGGTCCAGTCCTGGGTGGAGCGCACGAACTCGGCGCAGCCGACCTCCAGGCCCCAGCTCTGCGCCCGTAGCAGTACCGCCAATTGGGACGCCAGCTGCACAGCCTGCCGTTGCGGGTCGGTGCTGATCGAATCGACGATGATCCGCGCCTCGAACTTGCAAGTCAGTGAGGTTTCACCGGTACCGAGATCCTGCGCGGGTTCCATCTCGGCCATTTCCAGCAGCACCACCGGCGTGGGAATGGTGGTGTCTGCGGACAGGTCCGGCCAGAACGACACGCCCTGAATCCCCGGCAAATGCTCCTGCAGGTGTTGCTCGATGGCCTCATACAAAAGGTCGAGGCTGAAAGGTTGATCAGACACGGGCGGTCCCCTTGAGGTACTTCTGCAGTTCAAAGTTGAGTTCTTGCTTGAGGATCTCCAGCAAGCGCTCATCGGCCTGTTTGACCCAGTTGTCGAAGTGCGGCCGCACCTGGTCAAGCGAGACCTTGGCTTTCGCCAGCGGGAAGCGGTTGTCGCTTTCCGCGATGAAGCCAGAGCTGCGACGGCCCTGCGTGCTGCCGGGGTAATCCGCCGCGTTGAAGTGCTTGCTCGACGTGCGGATCCAGATATCGGGACTGCCGCCATACACCTGCTTGAAGAACGCGCCCTGGTAACGCCGCCCCGCCACCGAAACACCGGCACGGGTTTGCCGTGCCTTGCCGATCCGGCTGGCCTCGATGGCGTTGACCCCAAACCACAACTTGCCGCGCATCGCCCCGCCGCTGACCGGGTAAGCCCGTAAGCGTTGCCGGACGGCGCCGATGGCGATGCGTTCCTGTTTGCCCACGGCACGGGCGATATGGGTACGCAGCCAACCCAACGTCTTGTTGATCGCTCGACGTTGAGCCGCAGCAGCGGCCTTGGGCACCAGCGCGCCGAACTCGCGCAAGGCCTGGGAATGCACCGCAGATGGCTGGATGTTGAGCATCCCGCTGTCGCGAGTTTGATGGACGTAGCTGCCGACGCTCATGGTCGCTTCCTTAAGATCAGAGTAACCAGGCCATTGCCGTTAGGCTCCAGCTGCAACAGGTCGTAATCACCGCCGCCATCCAAAGCCGGCAGGTCAACGGTGACCCGCAGACCTTTGCGCAGGCCGTCCGAATCCTTCACGCGGATCTCGAAGCGTGGCTCGCGCAGACCGGTGTGGACCTTGCCGAATTGCGGTTGCTTCCAGGGCGCGGAGAACATGCCCAGCACCGGTGTGTCGCGGCCTTCGATCTCGGCACTGTCACCCAAGGTTTCGAACACCACATCGTCGAGGTCGTCGATCAGATCGCGGAATGCCACGATCAGAGTTCCAGCAGGATCTGCGCCAGTGGCCGCGTGCACAGGTGCAGCGGGTTGGACTGGGCTTCACCGGCCACGCCCTTGTTGAACGGCAGCGGTTCGATCTTGCTGTAGTACGGGATGCCCTGGGTGTTGACCGTTTCCATGTAGTCGGCCGGTGCGAAGGACGAGATATACAGGTCCGGCACGCCTTCGGGGATCAGCAACGCTTTGTCGTCGTGGACGAACGAAATACCCGCCACCTTGCCGCGATAGCGCTCCCAGACGATCCCGCCAAACTCAAAGCTTTCACGGGCATCGCCACGCAGAGCTGCTGCTTGCATGGTGTTGAGGTAGGTCTCTTTGACCGACTTGTGGACGATCAGCTTGTTCCAGAAGTTCTTGCCACAAAAGGCGCGGGAGCCGCTGCTGGTGATACTGCCCAGCGCCTCCTCCTGCATGTCGAGGGCTTCGCCGGCGCGGACACGCAGTTCAGTGTCGGGATTGCCCAAGCCCATTGGCAGCTTCTTGCGAGTGACGCCAAACGTCTTGTAGATATCCAGCAGCGAGGTCTTGCCATCCGCGTCCAGGATCTGCCCGTTCAAGGCGCCCATGCGTTGGAATTCGTGAGTGGCATCCAACTGGCGGCGGGCCTTTGCCAAGCGCTTGTTAACCACATCCTGCACGGACTGCAACTCAGTGCGCGTGCCGAAGGCGCGAATACCCTGGATCTCATCAGCCTTGATGGTGAAGCGTTCCGGCAGGTGCACAGTGTTGAAAGGAATCAGCGTACGTTTGGTCGCGCCGACCACCAGACCCGAGGTGCCGCGCTCGCCTGCTGGCACCAGGACCAGGGTGTCGCCGTCCTTCTCGATCTGCACGGTGATCGTGCTGATGCCTTCCTCACGGAACAGGCCCAGGCTGCTGATGCGGCCCGGCAGGTATTCCTGGTCATTGATGGCAGCGGTCAGCGAGGAGACGCTGAACGCATCGTCTTCAAAAATGGCGATATCGGCCATGGGGGTACTCTCCAGAAACGAAAAATCCCGCACTCGGCGGGATGGATAAACAGGGGTGATCGTTTTAACGGACGATCAGGAAATGGGCGGCCAGGGCCTTCTCGGCAGCGGGGTCGAGGCCGGTCAGATGGGCCTCGCTAACCTCAGCCAATCGCACCACGGCACGACCGCGACGAACCACATCCGACTCACCCAGCGGCCCGTAGAGGATTGCGATGGCGTTTTCGGTGCCGTCCTCGGCGAGAGGGTTGTACGGGGCGAATTCACTGCTGAGCGTGACCAGCCCCAGAATCTGACCTGGCTCCAGAGCCGGCCCTGCCGCGACGTCGATTGCTTCGCGGGAAATGTTGCCAGCGCCTTCGGACAGCAGGAACTCGCCCGCGTGCATCGATTCAATTTTCATGGTCTTGCTCCTTTCGAGGTTCCGTTCTGAGCCGCCTGACGGCTGGACCAGATGGCGTGGGTGTCGACCTGTTTGGCCTTGATGGTTTTGTCTGGGTCATTGTCCAGCGGCAGGCTGTTGTTGATTTCAAAGCCACCACCGCTGCCCACCAGTTTGTCGAACAGGCGGGCACGCACTGCGGCTTCATCCAGCCCGGCCGTGATGAATTCGCCGGTCAGCTCTGGAAGGCGTGCGGCAACACAGAGGCCGTGGAGCGCTTTCGCATTGGTCAGTGCTGCCTGGATCACCGCTTCGCTTTCGAGCTTGGTAGCGGCTAGCAGCGGCTCCACCAGGTTGCTAATGCCTGCCGCAGCGCAACCCTGCGTGACCATCAGTGCCAGCTTGGCCGCATCCAGCACCGGGGCCGGATCGGGTTCCGGTGGCTCGACTTCCGGGTCTTCGTCCAACTGGGCGAGCAGTTCAGGCGGGGCATGCTGGAAACGTTGCAACACGCTGCCTTGGCCGAGGCAGGCTTTGACCTTGAGGCCGTCGCCCACCTCGTCGGCCAGGCCCAGCGTCACCGCCTCGTTGGCCGTGAGCCAGGTCTCGGCGTCGACCATGCGCCGCAGCTCGGCCTCGTCGATATCCGGCGCTTTGGATTTGTACGCCGCGATGATCGCTTCCAGGGTCTGGTCCAGCGCGTCGGCAACCTTGCGCAAGTCATCCGCATCCCCCGCTGCGTACGTCCACGGGTTGTGAATCATCAGCATGGCGTTGGCCGCGATCACCACCCGGTGTGCGCCACACACCGCGACACTGGCCGCGCTGGCAGCCAGGGCATCAATGCGCCCGGTGCAGCGCTCGCCCAGCCGGGACAGCGCGTTGTGGATCGCCAGGCCGTCGAACAACTCGCCGCCGATGCTGTTGAATGCCGCGATCACCGGCGACACGCCGTCATCCATTGCGCGCAGATCCTGCACAAACTGATTGGCAGTAACGCCCCAGGCGCCGATCTCGCCGTAGACGAAGATCTCGATGCTGCGCTGCTCGGCTTCGCCGCTGGCCTGGAAGGTGTACCAGCTCTTGTCGGCGACCTTGACCTGCTTGCCCGCCTTGTCATAAACGCGGGGCTTCGTCTTTTTGCTCATGGTAGTTCCTTGTCATCAATCGTCTCGATGGCTTCAAGAGTCGAGTAGTTAAGGCCGAGGTCCGTGGCTCTGGCGAGGTCAGCGGCGTTTTCAGAGTCGATGGTTTCCGCGTCGTAACCGTTACGCAGGCACATCTCACTGCGCGAGCCGAAGCCCGCCTGCACTTCCATCCGCCGCGCCTGTACGTCCTGCACCGGCTGGATATAGGCCCAGCCTTGCGGCACCCAGCGTGTGCGCAGGTATTCACGGCGGCGTTGCGCGTAGTCCGGTAGCACCAACGCACCGGACAACACCGCCATATCCATCCAGGCCGCGCGCACGGGACGACACAGCTGATGCACATACACGCCGAATTGCAGTTGCTCCAGGCGACGCCGGAACTCGTTGAGTACCACCCGCAGCGCCCGGTCGTTAACCTCCCGCATGTCGCCGGTGAGGATCTCGTAAGGCGTGCCCGAACCCGCCGCCGCAGCCATCAGTTGCTGACGCATGAAGTCTGGGTAGTTGTTGCCGGCGTCCGGTGGCTTGGAGAACTCCACCTCTTCGCCTGGCCCCAGCTCCTGCATGGTGCCGGGCTCCAGGGCGACCATTGGCGTGAAGCCATCACGGTCGGTGGTCAGTAGCTGCCCGGTGACAGGATCGCGTGGCGTTTGCCCGCTGTCCGGCGCCGGGCGCTTGATGAAGCCAGCGAACAGGTTCGCTACTTCCTGACGAAACAGCACCGCGTCATCGTAGTTGTCCAGGCTGCGCAGGCGCTTCAATACAGGCGCCAAACGCGGTACACCGCGCAGCTGCCCCGGCTCCATCGGTTCAAAGATATGCAGAACCTGCGCCGCCGGCACACGCACCAACTGGTTGTAACCGGCATTCAGCGACGAGGCGTCGCGTGGGTGCGACAGGTACATCCAATAGGCCACACGCTTGCCTGCCGGGTTGAACTCGATCCCGGCGCGGATCACATTGCCATTTTTGGCCGGTTCGAACTTATCGTGCGGGACAAACTCAGGGGCCAGCGCCTGCAATTGCAGCGGCACCGCCAAACCTTCGCTCGGGCTGCGTGGCCGCAACCGCACAAAACACTCACCGGCCGTTTCAACGGTGCGCGCCACCAGGGCCTGCATGCCGTAGAAGTCGGTCAGCTCATCGGCGTCGGCCTCATCCACCCAGTCGTCCCACAGCTGCTGCTTCAACTTGCGCAGTGCCGCATTGTCCGTGGTAGGTCTGGGCGTGATGCCGGTGCCGATCAGGTTGCTGACGCGCTTGTCGATGACGTTGAAGGCGTACGGGTCATTGCGCACCGCCGCCCGCGAACGCGCCCGCAGGTTGCGCAGGGCCGGGGTGTTGATGCTGTTGATGCCGTTGTCGGTGGCTTCCCAACTGGCCGAACGCCGGCCCTCCCCGGCGCCTTCGTAACTGGCCTTGATGTTCGACGGCAGCAAGAATCCATTACGGGTGAGCGTCGGATAATGTCGAGCCATTAGATTCCCTTGCCTCCGTGGGTGAGCCGAACCACGCGAGAGCGCGGCCCGGCGGCTTGGCTCAGTGAGGTGCGGATCTCGTCACGGGCCTTGAGCAGTTCGTCGATGGAGCGGTATTCCACGGTGCGGTCGGTGTAGCGCACGGTCTTTTCACCGCGTGCAATGGCGCGCTCGATGGCTTCGAGGTGCTTCGGGGTAAACGACATATCAGCGTCTCTTCAAGTAACCGCTGGTGGAGCTGCGGCGTTGTGGGGGTGCGGCGGGTCGCGGTTGGGCGACGGGGGCAGCAGCTGGTGGTGCAGCAGGAAGCGCCTGACGTGCCACGACCGGTGCCGGTGTTTCATCAACATCCACACGCTCGCCCTGCACAGGCTTGACGCCCAATGCATCGTCGAACAACCCGGACTGCGCCAGCGCTTGCCGTACCCGCTCCCAGTCATGTTCCTGGTAGCGGTTGATGCCGAGGTAATGCGCCATCGCCAAGCAGTACACCATCAGGTCGAGCGCCTCGTTGCGTTCAGCCTTGCCCTTGACCCACTCGATGCGTTTGTAGCCTTTGACGTATCGGGCGACCTTGCGCTCGGCCACGCACTGGGCGAAGAACTCGTCCGGCAGGTCGTTGGCAAAGTGCAGCGCGCCGGGGCCGTCCTCGAAGGCGTAGCGGTTGTAGATCCAGTCCTTCGCGGTGTCGGTGCCGACAAACCACAGCTCGGCGCCGCCGCGTTCGGTCTGGCCCTTCCAGGTCACGTCGACCATCGACGGCCGCTGAGCGATCACCGGTCTGCCGGGCTTGCTCGCGCCCTTGATGGCGAAGATGCTGCGCCAGCGCCGCACGCGGCAAAACTGGTAGACCTCGTCGGTGTGGTGACCACCGGAGTCGACACCCGTCGCCAGGATCGCCAAGGCCACACCGCACGGATGCCGGTAGCGAACCTTGAGCTTTTCGTCCAACACCGCCCAGGTGCGTTCATCCGCAGGGTCGCCCCAGATCACCTGGTGGTCGACTACCCAACGCTCCATGCCGACGCCGAAGCCCATCACCATCAGCTCCAGGCGGTTGGCCTGGACGTCGACGGCGCCGGTCAGCATCAGCACGCCCACCGGCATACTGCCAAGGGTGTAGGTCGCCAGCCGTGCCCGAGCGATCAACACCTCGGCCTTGGTTTGCTCTTGCGCGCTGTCCCAAACCTTGGCGAGACGGGTGTTATAGAACACCTGCATCAGACCCATGTCGCCCTTGGCCTGGGCCTTCTTGGCCTCCTCGAACTCCTCGGCCAGCGAGGCCCAGTCCTTCCAGCCAATCGGCGAGTACAGCGCGTTGAGGTGAAAGCCCACCGTCTTGCCGTCGCCGCTGCCATGGGCACGCCATTCGCCACGGGCGAGCATGTCGCTCTTGTGGTGTTCCTCGATCAGCACGTCGCACTCAGGCGCGGCGCACTGGTAGTGCACCGTGCTGTAGTCCTTGCTGTAGAGCAGCCGCTCCCACTCCAGCACCTGCATATGGCCGCAGGTCGGGCATGGCACGTAGTAGTAACGCTGGTCGCTGGACTCGAACAAGTCCGCGATCCGCGAGGCGCCCTTGATCGTCGGCGAGCTGGAGAAGTAGATCTTCGCGTTGCGGCCAAAGTTGGTTGCCCGCGTTTCTGCCAGCACGATGGGGTCACCTTCCTGGCCCACATCGTTTTCCCAGCGGTCGACCTCATCGCCGTAGATATAGCGTGCCGACAGCTCGGACAAGTTCGCCGCCGAGCCTGCCGTGGTCACGTACAGCGAGCCTCCCTCGAACTCCTTGGTGTCCATGGTGTTGCGGGCATCCCGCGAGCGGCTTGCTGCGACACGCTTTGCCAGTTCCGGAGTGGCCTTGATGGTCTTGCTGATCCGCCCGGAAACCCGCTTGGACAGGCCCAGGCTCGGCAGCAGCGCTAGGATGTTGGACGGCGCCATGTGGATCAGGCCGCCCATCCAGTTCAAGGCGATCTGGGTCTTCATCAGCTGCGAAGCCACCATGGTGATGACCCGCCGGCAAGGATGCGCCGGTGACAGGCAGCGCATGGGTTCGCGAGCGTAGGGCGTGCGGTCCGTGCGGTACTGACCGGGCTCAGGGGCACCCGTGTCTCGCGGGATGCGCATGTACTCGTCGGCCCACTCGTCGATCCAGAGGTCTGGGTCAGGACGTAGCCCACGGAAATACGACTCACGGTACGCACGGTCACCGTCAGGGAATTCCGTGTTCATAGTCAGCTCGCTGTCATCGCTCGTTCAAGGTCGGACGAGGACATGCGCTCAGCCTCTTCCAGTGATTTACGGAGTGTCGCCGTCAGGTGTTTTTCGATGTCCCAGGGGTCGGTCATGACAGCCAGCTTGTGGGACAGCTGAGGCAGCAGGCCGAACAGCTGATCGCGCAGATGGCGCCCCGCGTTGTAGGCCCCTAGCTCCACAGCATCCCTGGCAACCAGCGAGCCCTGTGCCTTGTGCAACTCGATCTCGGCCAGTTGCGCCAGGTTGTGTTCGCGCATGGCGCGAGCCTTCTGGAAGTCGTGGCCCTTACCGGAGATTGGCTGCTGCGGCGCAGCCGTGTTAGTCGGCTCGACCAGGGGGGACAGTTGGCTGTAAACGTCACGCTGGAGCCGATCTTGCTGGTGGCGAGCCGCGACAGCGGCCTTGCTCGGGTCGGCGGTTTCGAGGATCAGCGCTTCGGTTGCCAGCACGTCGACCATCTTGCCGTCCGGCGACAGCACCAGGCGGTTGTTGCCTTTGAGCCAGGTGATGTAACTCGGCGTCCTGCCGATGCGAACCGCGAAAGCGCTTTTAGACAGGAACAGTGGATCCGTCATAAGCCCTCCTTTTCAACGGCTTTTCAATGGAAACCTTTCAATTTCAATGGATTGAATTTCAGTAAGCTGGCAGCCCACCCGCTAACGCTTTCCCGCGGGTTTCATGCCCCGTGCCCCTCGAATTTCGCCAGGGTCCCCGGCGACCTTTGGGTGCTTCATTTTGGTGCAAGTCACGTATTCCGTGGCCTCCAGCCCATCACGCCCGACCATTGCCCGAGGGTGGCACGTCGCACACGCCCAACCGCTTGGCGGCCCAGCGTTCGTACAGGCCGATGGCGACATCGGCGCCGGCCATCGCGGTAAGGCAGCCGATGCTCCCCGCCGCCAGGACCGACATGCCCGAGGCGTGCAACAACATCATGGTGGAAAGCCCGCAGACCACGCAGGCCCCGGACCGCAGCAGCAAGCGGCGCACCAAGGACCAGCCGCTCACCCCTGCCTTGTCGGCCCGCCATGCCTCGCCCGAAATCCCGCCGACCAGGGACAGTACGATCACCATCCAGATCGGCATCTCAATAAGCGCTTGCTGCTCGTTCGTCATCGCCCTACCCCATAAACGCAAAAACCCGGCGCAATGGCCGGGTTCAGTGTGGTGGTGTGTCCCGCTGCTTGCGGTCGCACCTATCGAAGATGGGTACTTTTTACAGGTGGAATATCATGGCAGCAAGCAGGTTTTAATGCCATGGCGCAATACAGGTGCAATACAGGTATGACGCAGGTGCAACGCAGGGACAACGCATTCAATCGGCTATCGCTTCTGGTGCCCTGTCTGACCTGTCCCACTATTCTGGATCGAAGTAGGACAGCTACAGGCGCCTGAATACGGGGCTCTGCCCCACTGTCCTACCTTTTTTAATATTCTCTTGTGTATAGAGAGAAAGTTAAAAGCACGCGTGCGCGCCATGGGCGCGAATACGTGCCCGCTATGCTCATGTGTGCGTGGGGCGGGTGAAGGTTGGACAGTAGGACAGGTCAACAACGGCGCGGCCTGCGCCTGTCCAACTGCGCTGAATGGCAGTCGGACAAGGGCAGACAGTAGGACAGAGGCACGCGCAGTGATGCCAAGGGTCATGCAGCCTTCCCCATCAGCATGCCGTCGATTGAGACGTGGGCTTCGTGGAGGCGCCGGTAATAGGTCGGCGCACTGCAACCGCAATACAGCATCTTCTGCGAGAGGAAGCTTTCGTGGTTGCAGTAGTGCTCGCGCACGATGACGGACAGCTGCGGCGGCAAGTGCTTGTTGACGATCAGCTCGATATCGGCCGACTCATCAAGCAACACCCGACTGCCACGAGTGCCACGTATCAACTCGCCCTTGCACTCCATCAGCATGGCGATCATGTTGCCGCCGCTTGGTCCGCCTGCATTTTCCGGCACCGGCGAGTGCAGATCCTGCGCCCATAGTTTGAGCATCTCGTCGATTCGCTTAATCATCGAAGCATGGCTCCTCGATCACCGCCTGCTGCAATGCCGACGTGCGCCCCCATGTCGCGGGTTTCTGGTAGGACCAAGGCCGCACCCCACTCTTTGCCAACGCGGGCATGCGCTTTTTCCGCCAACCCAGCCGGTGCATGATCGCGCCGACACGCATCTGCTCAGGTTTGCCCCAATGGCCGAAGTCCAGCTTGAGCGCCTGCGTCAGGATCTCGTTGCCCGTGGCGGTTTCACCGAGCTGCGACTCCTCCAACCAGCTCAGGATTGGTCCCTCCCATTCGTCCACCACGAAGCGTTCGTCCTGGGCCTCAGCAAACATCCAGGACTCATCCTTGGTCACCCACCAGATATCACCCGCGTCAAAACAGAACAGCGCCTCGGCCCATAGCTGGTCGCGGATCTCGCGCAGTTGCTCCAGGTCGACCTTGTTACAGAACACCGGCCAGTAACGGCGGTTGCCCGTAGCGTCCTTGAGGTACTCCTCTTGGTTGGTGGTGCCCACGAAAACACACTGGCGTGGCACGTCGTTCGTTCTGCGGCCGTAGCTCTCGCGGTAGGTGTCGGTGGACGCGGAGAAGAACTGCTTGGCCTTGGTACTTTCGGCCTTGTTGAAGCTGTCCAACTCGCCCAGCTCGACAATCCACTTGCCGCGAATCGCCTGAAAGCTGTCCTTGTCGCCGAGGGCAAAAGGCGTGTCCATGAACCACTCGCCGCCGAGGACGCCCATCGCCGTGGACTTACCGGCGCCCTGCCCGCCTTCGAGGATCATCACCGAGTCGGCCTTGCAGCCTGGACGCATCACCCGTGAGACCGCAGAGATCAGCCAGCGCTTGCCGACCTTGGCCGAGTACTCGCTGGCATTGACGCCCAGCACGTCTGTTAGCCACGTTTCGATACGGGGCACGCGGTCCCATTCCAGCTTCTCCAGGTACTCGCGCACCGGGTGGAAGGCGTGGTCGTGGGCAACCACGCTGACCGCCTCGATCACATGGGAGGCTTTGACCCGCAGGTTGTACTGCTGCGCGAGCCACTTCATCACTCGCATGTCATCGATGTCGGCCCAATCGCCGGCACCGCCACCGAAGGGCGCAGACCGCAGCTTGACGATCTTGGAGCTGAACACGCTGTAACCGATGACACCGGCCCAGCGTTCGTCGTTGCCCAGGATCAACTCGACGTTTTGCATGTGCGCGATCAGTGAGCCGTTTTCGGTGCGTGCGAGTTGGTCTTTCCAACCACCAGCTGCAGGAGGCTTGACCACTGCCAGCACCTGACGGCGGACGGCCTCCAAACCCTCGGCGACGTGCAGGTCGTTGAAGTCGGTCCACTTGATCTCGCGCTCGCCGGAGAACACCGGGGCGACCACTTGACCGCCGACGACCAGCGCTGCGTTGGCAGCCTTCTCTTCGCCTGGGTTCCAGGCGTCACCGTTGGGGCGTTTGGTCTTCCAGTCGTCATCGCGGCAGATGATCAGGGGGCAGCCGGGGAAGCGTTCGCGCATAGCCTTGGAGACCGGCAGCAGGTTGCCCGCATCGAAGGCGATGGCGACGGTGAGCGAAGTCGCCATGTGCAGGCTTGCGCCCGTGGCGTAGCCCTCACACACCAGCACCGGCTCGCCGGGTTCAGGGTGCGGGCCGATCAGGTGGAAGGCGCCCTCTTTCGACATGCCGTAGGGCCAGTAGGCCTTGTCACGCCCGGTGTCCTCTTGCTTGGCTGGGAAGATCACCTGCAGGCCGACGATCTGGTCGCGCACGTTGCACATGGGCACTAAAAAAGCGCCGGTACGGGGCGCATAGCGAACCTTGAAGCCAACGATCTGCTTTCGATCCAGGTACGCGCTCTTGCCCTTTTCGGGCATGCGCTTGAACAGTCCCGCAGCACGGTTGGCCGCACGGCGTGATGCGTTGGCCGCGATCTCGGCGGCTCTGCGCTTGGCGTCCTCCTGCCGAGCGCGCATGACTTCACGCTCTTCGGGGCTCATGCGCCCGGCCTTGACCTTGATCTTTTGGGTATCGCCGGAGCGCCAGTCACCGAAGCTGCCGAAGATCAGCGTCTCGTTTTTTTCGGTGCGATGTTCGTGGATGACGTACCAGCCGTTTTTTTCCTTGCCCTTGTCCTGGGTGGTTTTGCAGCGGGTGAGTTTGCTGAAGGTCAGGGGTTGGGTGGGTTCGAGGCCGTAGTCGGCGAACTGATTCAATACCTCATCGAGCATGGCGGGCCTTCCTGGCTTCGTCGATGGTTTGGCAAGTCACACACTGTGTGCAGCCAGGGATAGCAACGCGGCGCTCCAATGGGATTGGCGTCTCACACCCTTCACAGAACATAAATGAATGCGGGGCAATGGCCGGTTTATTGGCATTGCGTGCGGCAAGCGCCTGATCCAGACGCTCTTGCACCAGGTCATTTGCAAAGTCAGCGATATCAGCCACGGTCCGTCCCCCGAGTTGTCTGGTTGACGTATTTGGCGCGATTGAACATCCCCAGCAGCCCCTGAATGCCGCGAAACACCTGCAGGCGAATCTCGGCCAGTTCCTGATCACTCACAACACCGTCGCCAATGCTCTTGGCCCAGGTATCAGCCAAGTCAGCCACCTGCCGGAAGTACGAGGCAATCCCGGTGGTAAGCGTTTCGGGCATATCGCTGGTATAGGTTTCCGCCAGCTCCTGCCAAGTCGTGTCGCCGACCAAGGCATGTACCGCATCGAGAATACGGCGATCCTTGGTCAGCTCCAGGATCTCGCCGAACTCTTGGATGTTGACGGTGTGTGAGGGATGGGTGGGAGACAACTTGTGCTGCAACGTAGTGGCGTTTCGACCGGTTGTGGCGGCGATTGCTGCGGCACCGCCCGGATAGTCCCGTGCGGCGTGGTACAGAGCTAATTCGAGCGTCAGAACTTCCCTTTGCGCTCGGTCAACACAGCTTAAAGCTACTCGGCTCATGGCATTAATCCTACAAAGTTGCCAGTGCCCCGCGACATGCAGTGGTGATACATTTGCCGCGTGGCTTGAAAGGGCCCAAACGCCGGCCAGATCTTAGGGATCGCAACCGGCACCGTGCCGAGGCGAACAATCCGTTGTTCACCTCTGGCGCAACAGCTGCCTAATCTGTGGTGGAAAAGGCAGCAACCCAAGACATCCGTGTCTTGGCAGCGCGATAAAGGGAGGTGGTTTGCATGTGGTGTGCCCTCCTACCTTCGTCGCGACCCGACAGCACTGTGGTGGTGTGTGCCGGGAGGAACTGGGCGGCCCTTGGGTCGCCTTTTTTCTATGCCGCTTTTTGAATATCCGACTCGGGAGGAAAAACATCATCAAGCGTGCAAGTAGCGCCAAGTTGGTTCAACGCGGCTGTAATCGCACGGCACTCGCTCAGACCTGGCATCCGGTGGCCAGACTCGTAGTTACTTAGCCGAGCCTGGGTCCACCCAAGGACCTCCCGAAGATCCCGCTGTTTGATCTGCGCCTCCTTACGGATGCAGCCGATTCGGTTCATGTACTCAGCTCCTTTTGACTACGCACACTCTAAACACGGTTCGTGATTATTTCAACACGATAAGTGAGAAAAAAACATTTCATTACGTGATAAAAAATCACCATGGATACTTTAGGTTCCCGCATTCAGCGGATCAGAAAACAGAAACGACTCAGCCAAAAGAAGCTTGCTCAGGCTTGTGGCTGGGAATCTCAATCTCGTATCGGTAACTATGAGAGTGATCTCAGAAAACCGAGCATTCCGGATCTTCAATTGATCGCCCCTGCCCTGGGAGTCTCGCTATCAGATTTGCTGGAGGGCATTGAAGGCAGCCAGCTTGTGGCATCGCAAGAAGGGCCGACTGAAAATGAGCCGGTGCTGTGGGGCTCTGAAAGCCACACCACCCTTCATGCCGGCGCCATGAAGGAAGGAGTAGTACCCGTGGTTGGATCCGCAAAACTGGGCGCTGACGGCTACTTTGAGGCTTTGGACTTCCCCACCGGCCACGGCGACGGCTATCTGCATATCTATAGCGATGACCCCAATGCCTACGGGCTTCGCGTGATGGGTGACAGCATGCATCCGCGCATAAAAAACGGGGAATATGTACTCATTGAACCCAATAAAAACTACGTCACTGGCGATGAAGTCATGGTGCAAACCCTTGACGGCCGATCAATGATCAAAGAGTTCATCTACCTGCGCGACGGCATCTTCCGCTTTGATAGCGTGAATCGTGATCACAGCCCTCTACACCTTGATCAAAACGACGTTTCCAAGGTTCATCTGGTAGGCGGAATACTGAAATCATCACGCTTCACGCATGAGTAATACAAAATAATCACATAACGTGTTGACACGAGAAACACACTGCGTGATATTTGCCTCACTCTTCCACCACAGAGCGAGGCAACACCATGCACACCACAGCCACCCTGCACGTCCACCCGGCCGCTGCTAACCCCTCCCGCATCTTCGAAATTCGCCGCCTGGCACAAGACTGCGGCTGCGCTTTCATCGCGTCCAAACCCAAGCTGAAACAGCGCACCGCGCCTGCCCCATTCGACCCAAACGGCGGAGGGCAAGCGGCATGAGCAAGTACAAACTCGACAACCGCACCCTGGCGCTGCTCAAGGCCCAGGTCAGCCTGACCGAAACCTTTAACCACCATCTGCGCGCCGACACGCAGCGCGAGGCTCTGGCCTTCCGCCTGAACGTCGAGCGCCGCAAAATCGACACGCACTTCACCGTTGAACTGGGCAGCGAACGCCACACGCTGACCTTGACCAACAGCAAGAAGATGCATCTCAAGCTTGCGGACTTCATTGAAGATATCGTCAATGGGCCAACCACCCCTGCCGATCCATCCTCTCTGCCGCACGCAGACCGCCGCTACGGTGTGTTCGAGACCGAACACAAGCAGCAGGTATTCGACCTGGTTCAAACCGGCGGCGCCCTGAGTCTTGATATGGGCTTCGAGCAACCGATCAACCTGGCAATCCATCGCAGCAAAACCCGCGCTGGCATCACCACCATCATGAGCATCGGCGTCAGCAAGCCGCGCACCAAGTGCTTCACGGTGTACGGCAGTGACGTGGAGATCTACTCCATGGTCGCCGAGTCCATCACCCACCTGGCTGCCGTGGCGACACCCGCCGCGCACGCAGCCTAGGAGGCCGAGATGGAACGTAGCCTGGAAAAAGCCGCCAAGTACTTTGGCCTCACACGCCCAAAGCTGATCGCGCTCATGCGTCAAAAGGGCCTGCTCAACGACCGCAACCTACCTGCCTTCCCGGTACGTGATCGCGAGTACCTACGAGTCAAGGACAGCAACTGGTATCACGAGACCGCAGGCATGCAGTACAGCCAGTCGACCAAGGTCCGACAAGCTGGCATCCGCTGGCTCGCCGAACAGTTGGGGCTCGAACTGCCAGCCATACCGGTAGACAACCGTGACGTGGCCTAGGGAGTACGCCCGCCAGATCGTCGCCATGCGCACACGCGAGGAGCGCAACGCCGCGCTCCTCGAAGTGCCGGAGCATCTGCGGGAGCTGACCAAACGCCATTGCCTGAATGCCTGGAACCACCCACAGAGGAGGAAAAACCATGAACAACGCACTGATTGATCAACAGATCCTCGAACTGCTGCGCATCCCCGCCAATCGGCGAACCCCGGATGACATCGCTAAAGCAATCAATGGAATTGCAGCTGCTGCCCAATTGGAAACAGCCCCACTGTGCCCGATCCAACACGAGGTGCTCAAACTCCAGGCAATCGTGGAGTTCCTTGCCGAGGACATGCGAGCGGAGGAACACAGCGTGACTCTTGAACTATCGCCCACGGGTGACGATTGGAGAGCACCTCTCTCCACGCTTATCAAACTGGGCCCCGGTTCGCACTTGATTGGGTTTGGCAAAACGGCGGAAGAAGTCCTCAGAAACTTACGTAAACCGAGCTGGGACAAGGTGTCCGCATGAAAGACACCGGCCAAACCCCACTCCGCCTGCAGTTGCCCCCGGACGCATCCACCGTCGAGATGCTGCACCAGCTCTTTGGCGATGTGCTGATCCCCCTGGAAAAGCTGCGCGTGCATTACTTCAAGAACCTCAATGAAAAGACCTTCACCGAGGCGGTTAACAGCGGTCGCATTCAACTGCCGGTGATCACCCTAGACCACAGCGTCAAGGCATTGCGGTACGCACACATCAAACACGTCGCTGCACTGATCGACGCCCGTGCCTACAAGGCCGACGAAGAAATGCCACGGCCACAAAACGATTCGACCGAGCAAGTCCAGTAACCCAGACGGCTGCCACCACCAGCCAACAAAACAACCAGGAGCACACCACATGACTGCAATTCAAATCTGCGCACTGATCGGCATTTTTACCGGCCTCGCGATCCTCTACTGGGTCGGCTACAAGGGCGGCCTTACCGATGGCCGGGCAGAGGGCATCGAGGAAGGAAAGTGCATTCAACAGTCGGACCATTCGGAGGCGATCCGTAATCTGAACCTCTCGCTCGAACATGCCAGGGAGAGCCACAAGTCTCTTTACCAGCATTACACCCGAGCCTTGGCAGCGGCGAAACTCGGCGAGACTGATCGCCTCCTCCTTTTGGCAATTGCCGAGAAACTCAAGCTGGCCGCAGATACATTCCGTGCGGTCAACTCCAAAAGCCAAGCCACTCAAGCCCTGGCTCTACGTGACAAAGCCATCAGCATGGCGGCACTTCTGGAAGCAATCGCACAGGAGAAAGCAGCATGAATCGCGCCATCCCCATGCTGCGCCTGACACCCCAAGCCGCCGGCACTCTGCAACAGCAGCACACCAAGGCGACCCAGGAATTACGCGCACTGACCCGGTACAACAAAGAACTCGACCGCCAGTTGAAAGCGCTGATCGGCCACGACGCACTACGCCAACTGCACAAGGCAACTGACAAGGCCCTGCTGCTGGCCGATCTCGTGAGGGAAGCCGCATGAACTGGATCCTCACCTCCACCGGCAAGCGCTTCGACCTGTTCGAGCCAGACGCCGACATGATCGACCCACGGGACATCTCGCACTCGTTGGCCCAACTGTGCCGCTTCAATGGCCATACCCGCGAGTTCTATAGCGTTGCGCAACACAGCTGCATCGTCGCCGAGCTTGTGCCAGACGAACACAAGCTCGCGGCATTGCTACACGATGCCACCGAGGCGTACCTGGGCGATATGACGCGGCCGCTCAAGCAGTGGATGCCCACGTATCAGGGTTTCGAGGATGTGCTCTGGCAGCGGGTGTGCGAGCGGTTTGACCTGGCCCTCGTACTACCCGATTGCGTGCACCAGGCCGACCTGGTTGCGCTGGCGACCGAACGCCGCGACCTCATGCCAACCAATCCGGCTATCTGGAATTGCTTGGTCGGTATCGAACCCATGGTTGAAAACATCCGCCCATGGCCTGCCGCCGAAGCTCGACTCACCTACCACCAGCGCCTGATGGACCAACTCGCTATCGAACACCGGAGGAAAGCGGCATGAAGAACCACCAGGACAACACCAGCGCCCTGCCCGCTTTGCTCCGCGCTGCAGGTGGCGTCGATACGCTAGAAACAAACAGTCTCTGCTGCGCAGCAGCAGGCATTACTGCTTCTCTCAGCGCCACTGCCGAGGCACTTGTACCCCACGAAAAGCTGCGCGGGGCAGCGCTCGCTGATGCAACGCTGAACGCTCAGAAACGCGCGCCCGCGCAGCCTGCCGTGGGGTATATGCGCTCTCAATCAGCGGTTGCAGGGCCGATTCTGGATGGGGGTGGCGCATGACAGCCTTCAATCCACGCCCAATCTCATCCGCCGTCAAAACACAGTTCGGCCTCGACTTCGCCGGCGAGATCCGCGTTGACCTCTTCGCCGGCGGAGGCGGTGCGACCATGGGCCAAGAGATGGGCACCGGTATGCCGGTGGACATCGCCATCAATCACAACCCCGACGCCATCAGCATGCACAAGCGCAACCATCCCAGCGCCGAGCACTACATCACAGACGTCTATGACGTGTGCCCACGCTTGGCGACACGTGACCGCCCAGTTGCGCACCTGCACGCCAGCCCTGAATGCACCCACCACAGCCTTGCTGCCGGCGGACAGGCGCGTAGCACCACCAGCCGCTCCCAATCGTGGGTCATCCTCAAATGGGGAGGCCAAGCCAGCCCACGCATGATCACCATGGAAAACGTCGTGCAGATCCTCCAATGGGGTCCACTGATCGCAAAGCGCTGCTCCAAGACTGGCCGAGTGATCCGCCGGGATCTGACCGTTGCCGCTGCCGGCGAGCGAGTGCCGGTGCAGGATCAGTACCTGGTGCCCGATCCAAAGCGTAAGGGACAGACCTGGCGTCGTTTCGAAAGCATCCTGCGCTCCATGGGTTACGACCTGATGTACGGCAAACTCAAGGCTTGCGACTTCGGCGCCGCTACCACCCGCGAGCGCTTGTTCCTGATCGCACGTCGTGACGGACAGCCACTGCGCTGGCCGGAACCAACGCACTTCAAGAACCCGGTCAAGGGGCAGTCTGGGTACCGCACCGCCGCCAGTTGCATCGACTGGTCGATCCCATGCCCGAGCATTTTCCTTACCAAGGAAGAAGGCCGTGCTGCTGGCGTCAAGCGTCCACTGGTGACCAACACGATGGAGCGCCTGCGCAAAGGCGCTAAGCGCTACGTCATCGAGCACAAGACCCCGTTCATCGTCAGCGTGAACCACACAGGCAACGACCTAGCGCGCTGCCAATCTGTGGACGACCCTGCAAAAACAATCACCGGCGCCCACGGGTTTGCCCTTGTCACGCCGCAACTCGCGCCATTCATTACCGAACATGCCAATGGCAGCATTCAGCGCAACATGCCGGGTGATGATCCTCTACGTACCATCTGCAGTGGTGTTAAGGGGGGTCACTTCGCACTGGCCGTTGCCTATGTTGCACAACACAACGGCGGGTACAACGAGACGCCCGGACATCATCCCGTAAAGCCCCTGACTGCCATCACCACCACAGGCAGCCAGCAACAGATCGTCACCGCCCACCTTTCGACTCTTCGCAGGAACTGCGTAGGCAAGGGTATGGACGAGCTGGTGCCCACAATCACGGCCGGCGCCGAACATCACGCCCTGGTCGAGTACAAGCTCGCACCAGAAGTCGAGGCCGGGGCCATGCGCGTCGCCGCCTTCCTGATGGGTTACTACGGCAGCGACAACACCTACGACCTGCGCGACCCAGCCGCAACCATCACCACGCGGGACCGCCTTGCTCTTGTAACAGTGACAATCAAGGGCATGCCGTATGTGATCGTCGATATCGGCATGCGCATGCTCACCCCGCGTGAGCTTTACCGTGCGCAGGGCTTCCCCGACAACTACGTGATCGACCGTGGGCACGACGGACGGAAGTTCAGCAACAAGACCCAGGTGCTGATGGTAGGTAACTCAGTTTCACCGTGGCCGATGATGGCGCTGATCAGTGCCAACAAAGACGTGGACGAAAGTGAACTGATGGGAGAAGCCGCATGAGTTTTCCCCGCTGGGTAATGATCAGCCGCGCTTCCGAACTCACCGGCTACAGCGAAGACGCTATCCGCCACAAAGTGAAGAACGGCACCTGGGCCCAAGGTCGTGTCTGGCGCAAGACGCCGGACGGCCGCATTGCAATCAACATGACGGAGTATGACAA